AACCGGCAATCCTTTAACAAAATTAGTGCTGGTAAAATTAGCCGATAATGCGAATGATGATGGCGTTTGTTATCCAAGTTATAAACGTATTGCAATCCAATGTGAAGTTTCGCGCCCTACGGCAATTTCGCACGTTAAGAAATTGGAAGCGATGAAATATTTATCCATTCGTGAACGTAAAACCGAAAACGGCAACGCCACTAATGTGTATATCTTGCATCCCGAAAACTGGGAAATATTAGAGCCTTTTACTAGTAAAGCAGCTTTACCACCCCTAGTAAACGAGCTTAACCACCCTAGTAAAGCAGCTTTACCACCCCTAGTAAACGAGCTTAACCCTGAACCATCAATAGAACCATCAGATAACCATCATATTAAAAAAACTACGCAAAAAAGCGAATCCGAAATGTTGCTTGAGCAGTTCGGTATTACCGGACAACTGGCGAAAGATTTTATCGCACACCGCAAAGCCAAAAAGGGCGTAATTAACCAAACGCAACTCAACCGCCTGCAAAAACAAGCGGACAAGGCGGGGATTTCGATTTGTGAAGCGGTGGAGATTTGCATTGAACGCAACTGGCAGGGATTTAACGCATCATGGGATTGGCGTGATGAAAAACTGCGACCAAATTTACCGCACTTAGGGCAATCACACCCCAACAAACCCAAATTTGACGATACGCAGACAGGCTGGTCTGCAGGAATGAATTTCACAGTGGACGGTACGCAATGGCAAATTCCATAACACAAAACCAAATTAACACGCTCCCACCAGAACGAGCACAGCGTGCGGAAGAGACGATTAACTGGCTCTTTAACGAGCTTAAATCAATTTTTCCTGGTTGGCGTGCAGCCTTTGAAACCGAAGCGGATTATCTCTCTGCTAAAAAAACTTGGTTGCGTGTGTTGGTACGAGAAAAAATTACGAGACCTCAGTTGGAGAACGGGATTTGTGAAGCGGAAAAATCGCTTGATAAATTTTTACCTAGCGTAGGGTTGTTCGTTTATTGGTGCAAAGCCTACGACTATCACGCACTAGGTTTACCGAACGAAGCGGAATTATACCAACGTTATAACACTTTCTTAGGCTATGCCCGATTCAATCGGGATGAATTTCAATATCGTTCAAAAGTGGAATTTTGGTTGCTTAAAAATCTGTACGAAAAGTGCAAGAAAAAATCGGAAGAGGACACGTTGAAAGCTATTCCGAAATTACTCACAGAAGCGGCGGAAAAAGTGCGGTCGAATTTTCCTTTTGAGGATATTCCGAAGATGATTCCAGCAAAGCCAAGTTTTTACGATAAAGCGAAGGCTGATAAGGCGCGCGATAGCTTGATGGCAATGATGAAAGGGGCATTGCAATGACAGAACAACAATTTGATAAAAATACATGGCAAACACCGTGCTATGTATTTGAATGGCTATCTCAACGTTTCGGCTGGTTCGATCTTGATGGTTGCGCTACAGCCAACAACGCCTTGACATGTCACTATATCGGCGAGCCTAACTCAGATAATGATGAGCATCAATCAATCGCAGATGACTTTCTAATGCCGATTGAGCAAATGTTAGATGTATTGTTGGATGAAGTCGCAGAACGTTGTTCGGCTCCGTTAAGAATCTATGTGAATCCACCTTATTCCAACGTTACACCATATCTACAACGTGCGAAAGAATTATGTGATGCTGGTTATTTAGTCGTGATGTTACTCAACAATGATAAATCTACTCAATGGTATCAAAACCATATTCAAGGCGTGGCAAATGAAGTGATTGATATTACAGGTGGTCGAATTGCATTTATCAACCCTGTAACAGGAAAAGAAATCAAGGGGAATAGCAAAGGGCAAATGGTCGTAGTCTTTGATCCAACAATGGAAGACTTTGTCACACGTTCAATTAGCCTTGATTTTATTAAAAAGGTTAGTGGGTATATCCGCATGGAGAAATAGGTTAATGGCTTGTAGTGTTGATGATATTAAAAAAGCACACGGGAAACGAACTGAAGGGCGGTTAAAAATTCAGATGATTAAGTTACAAGGCGGTGTGCTTGCGCCACTTGATGAACTGGAATCAGAAGAATTGAAATCATTAAAAAATGGCGAGCAGTATGAAATTGAAATCATCCGTACACGCAATCCCGCTTTCCATCGTAAGGTGTTCGCCTTTTTTAAATTCTGTTTTAACCATTGGGCTGCAGATAAAACAGAATGGGAACACTTTGATGAGCGCAAGCAATTTGACACCTTTCGTAAACATCTAACGGTATTGGCGGGATTTTACGAATCTACATACAACATTAAAGGGGATTTGCGGATTGAGGCGCAATCCTTGAGTTATGGGAATATGGAGCAAGCAGAGTTTGAAAGCTGTTACAAAGCGTTAATTAGTGCAGCAATCAAGCATATTTTTAACGATACAACCGATGAAAATACGTTAAATCAGTTGTATGCGTTTTTTGGGTAATTATTGCCGTAGCTCTTTTTGTGAGGCAATCGCTAAAAAGTGGCTGCGGTCTTTGTAGATTGGATTGCTTGCAACACGGCTATCAATACGTTTGATAAGGTATTCAGGCAAGCTGATATTAATACGGTGGCGTTTGCCTTGATATGCGGAAATATCTACATCAAGCAACAACCAAGTATCGCAATAGTTGAAATCTTCTTGCGTTTGGTAGTGACGATAGCCTTTATCTTGAAGTTCGTTGATGTCTATTCCGTCTTCAAACATCATTTCTAAGATGGAATGAATGGCATCAGTCACCTGCGTTGGGATTTCCTCAAGGGTATCAGCGGCACTAAAGCAGGAATATTCTTCAGTAAATAATGCTGGCACCGTAATGCCGTAGGCTTCATTTTCGTTTGTTGGGGTTTCAATGCCGATAGTGAATAACATAGTCGCTCCTTGTGGGTTAGCTCGGCAGAGCTATAGAAGCCCTGCCGATTTTTTGATGGATCTTAATGTGCCGATGGGTACGTGTTGTTTTGGATGCGGTACGGGGAACGTCTTCCCTGTGATGGGCGATTGCCAGATTTGATGATCGCCTTTACCGTGCCTGACAAAAGTACAACCTGCACTTTTAAGTTCCTTGATTAAGTCGCTGGATCGCATGCTTCCTCCTTGTCGTCTTAATCACGATAAATTATACACAAGCATACACACAAGTAAAGGATGAAAATGAAATTAAATGATGACGAGATTTTAGAGTTAAAAATCGTACTTTTTATTGTGGCAGTTTGGGGAATGTTTAATATGGTGGTTAGCTAATGGCGAAAGAATATAAATGCAAAATGTGCGGAAACTACTTTATAAAAATCGTTTCTAGCTTGCAAAAGGTCTGTTCGCCGGAATGTGCCATTAAACTTTCGCGCGAACAGACCCGCAAGGCACGCGAGAAAAAAGACAAACAGGCGCGAATCGAAAACCGCAAAAAAATGACCGCACTTAAAGAGAAAAACAAAACCAAGCACGAATTGACCAAGGAAGCGCAAGTGGCAGTAAATAAATATATCCGCCTGCGCGATGTGGGCAAGGAATGTATCTCCTGCGGCACGCCCTTAGTGGCAGAACAGCTAGGAGGAGGGTTTGATGCTGGGCATTACCGCTCACGTGGAGCTGCGCCACACTTGCGCTTTTATACTCTCAATATCCACGGTCAATGTAAAAAATGCAACCGCTACTACGGCGGCAATGTACAGCAATATCGCCTAGGCTTGCTTGATAGACTAGGTAGCGAAAAAGTCGAACAAATTGAAGCTGACAACCGCCCACGGCATTATTTCCCCGATGACTTACGGCGCATCAAACAGATTTTTAACAAAAAATGCCGATTAATAGAAAAAAGAAAGGGATAATATGCAGACCAAACACATCTTAGATATTAAATTAACTGCTCGCCGTTATGGCAAATGGGCGCGTGAAGGCGTGGGAATTAACTATCCCGCAATTCAGCCTTTTTTACGCAAATCCACGCCCGATCACGGCATCCCGATGTTGGATGATGAAACCGCAATGCGCATTCACGACGCAACACTTATTATGCGCAACGTCACACCAGAGTTATATCAAGTGTTTATGCTACGGTATGTTAGCAATTTATCGCAAGGTGACGTAGGGCGGGAAATGAGAGTGAGTGTACCAACGATAAAATCTTATCTTTACGCCGCACATCAATCTTTAAAACTACTTCTAACGCAAAATAAGTGTATTTTTCTCGCTTAAACTTTCATCAAACGTCTGCTTCGGTAGGCGTTTGGTTTCTAAAATGTGATCTATATCACTGAATGATCCCCACCTATTGTGTAATATGCCAAAAATCTCTCGCTAACATCAAGGAAACTAAAATGAAAAAAGCTGTGCTATCCTCGCTAATCTTAGTTGCATTACCCTTTTCAACGCTTGCCGAAGATAAAATCTACAATCCAAGTCCACAAGAAATTGAATTAATGAAATTAGTGATCAAGGAAGAAATAGATGTCTACTTTCAAGGTGGGAAAACTGCTTATAAATATGGTGATTACGTATTTACCACCATATCTGAATTAGAAAAGGAATATGATAAAAATGAAGCTCGAGCCAACAAAAAATTCAAAGGCAAAAATTTGATAGTTTCAGGCACGATAGGTAGCATTGAGACGGATTTATTCGATCACCCGTATATTGTATTTAAATCAAAAAATGAATTTAACTTCAACGCGACACAAGCAAAATTTAAAAAATCTGCTTACGATAAAGTGATCGATTTAAATAAAAGCGATAAAGTAAATTTAGTTTGTGAAGGTGCCGGAGAAGTGGCGGGAACACCAATGCTAGACAATTGCCAATTCCGCGCCGATGTCATCAAATCCATTACAGATCAATATCTCGCAGATTATAATAACCTTTTAACAAAAGGCGTAGATACATCAAAAG